TTTATAGACGCCATTGGGTGCAAACAATAGATTGACATAACAAGTCCGGTCTTTTGCCCATCCCGTTTCCTTGTCGCTGGGCTTTCCCTTGTGGGGGCAATCGCCACAAATAGCGGTATCTGCGCCAGTCCGACTCGCGGTAATTGGATCAATGTCAGAACGTAGAATCCACGTTTGCACCATGTCGCCTGTTTTGCGATTGCCAGACTTTACTTGTGCGATTGCGACGATTGGCGACCCGTCAATTAGGCTAGGGCCGTCATAAATGATAAATGAGCGATTCATATTAGTTTCCCCCAAATGTAAAGTTATAGCCGCCGATATTAGGGATAAAGATTCCAATATCGTTTTGATAGGCGTAGCCATATTTTGCGAAGACATAGGCAATAAGCGCAACCGATAAAACGGCGTTTAATTGAAATATGCGCTTTGCAATATGGTTTAGGCGTTGAGTCTTGCGGCGTTTAGCTAGTATTGGGCGGCGGTTATATATGCGAGTTGTCATTTTGTCGGTTCCTTTTATCGGGGTTGGGGTTGGTTGGTTTAGTCGTTGTTGTGCAGGTAATGATCCAAGGCATTAAGAACAGGATTCTTAAGCTCACTTTCCACAAGAGCTTTGCAATGGTTAAAGTCTCTTGATTCATAGCCTAGAGTCTCGCGCAAGTGTGTCAAAACAAGCTGCGAAACTTCAAAAGCTAATTTGTCAATTTTTTGGTCGTATTCTTTGGGCGTTAAATTAGGCATTGTTTAGATTCCTTGTGTCAGTGTTTCGATAAGGAATCATTATGGGATAAACCGGGCGCTTGCAAGCAATATCATATAGAAAAAGAAATTATTGTCGCATTTAGGGGCTTGACTCGCGTAGAGCGCGGGGAATCACTTTTATGGGTCAGAGTGACCGAGATTCAAAACGTGCTTAAAACGGGCTTATATTGAGTTTCAGACCCTATGGACTCTATTGCCGAATCGCTGTAAATAATGGGGGATGCCTAATCAAAACTTAGCTATGCGTTTTTTGCATACCTATGTCAATTTTTGCATACCTCATCAGCCATGACGTTAGCGCATATCTATGTCAATTTTTGCATACCTCAGAAGCTGGGGGAACGAATCATGAACAAAAAACTTAAAGGAATATGAAAGAGTCAATAGTATTTTTCCGCTTGACAGATTCGTTGCAAAAATGTCACGTTGCAAGAATGTCACGTTGTAAAAATACCACAGTCGATTGTATGCCAAAGTATACGCAAGTATACAATTGTATACCATCGTATACGTTAATCGCATACCATCGCATACCATCGTATACGTTAGCATACCGTCGTATACCATCGCATACCATTGTATACATATGCAAGTATTCATATATAAGCATATTTACATATAAACATATATTGATATTCGAATATAAGAATATGTGGATATACGAATGTACCCCCACCGGTGGAAAATGACCGTACCCCCTCCAGTGGAAAATGACCCCACCAGTGGAAAATGAGAGTCACCCCACCAGTGGAAATAATTCTGTTGACCCCACCGAGGGAATTATGTAAGGTGATTCTAAATTACCCCGGCAGTGGAAATAAGGAGAAGACAAATGGAAAATATCTTAGCAGAGCTTAAGGCAATCATGCAAGACGCACATGAAGCGTCAGCCCGTGCAGGTGAATATAAGATGGACATTGATCGTGGCATAAACGTGAACCACACACCTGAGTATGACACCTCTGTCACCAAGCAAGACAAGATCAACAGCCTGTTCGAGTATCTCACTGACGCAAAGCATGACATGGATCGTGTGCAAGAGAGCCTGAAAGACATCCACAATAAACTTGACGATCTTCTTGAGTTAGTGGAGTATGAGAATATAGCAAAGGAGATTCGCTAATGGAAGTTCGTGAGACATACTATGAAGTTTACCTTGACGGAACCTTGTACCACGAGGGGACATTAGAAAGTTGCACAGAATATGCACTACATGCCCTTGACGATGATTGTGCTGAGGTCTATAAGGTAACTGTAACAGAAGAGAAGGTGGCAGTATAATGGCAAAAGTAAACGGACTGTTCCAAGATGCAGAAGAGGAAGCGTTTGATCGTTACACTCACATCATGGTCGATGCTGACGTTGAGATGATGTACCACTGTGGTGAGGTAGCATCGTTCAGGATTGAGAATATCCCATGCTTATGGACGTGGGATGAAACCTCCAGAGAGGCCGCTGAGTATTGGGCCGTATGGGATTACGTTGGAGCTAACTTTACATTCGACTGGATGTCGATTAAATCGTGGTCAGGATCACCACTTAAAAACAAGGAAGACGCATGACACATTTCGCAATATCAACAGAAGTAAATGGCATCTTGATGCAGCTAAAGTTACCCTTGATGTCCAAGGCACAAGCTGATAAACATGCAAGTACACTAAGATCACTAACTGATTCGCCCATATATGTAATCAACACTAAAGCGGAGTAAATCACATGACCATGAACAAAACAACAGTAAGAGACATCGTGAAGGCCCGTGGCACTAAGTTCGCCACAGTTAAGTTCATCAAGAAGGATGGAACTGAGCGTACCGTAAACGGTCTCTTCCGTCCAGCGTCACACATCATTGGCAATGCCAAGGGTCGTGTCATCAGTGAGACCATGAAGGCTAACGGGTATGTGCCTATCTATTCTGTCGCTGAGAGTAGCTGGAAGTGCTTCCATGAAGATGCAGTTGTAGAGATCGTATGACACCCCTCATGTGTCTAGCAGCGGCGGTATTCTTTGAAAGCCGTAGTGAACCTCTGGAAGGACAGAGGGCCGTTGCTAATGTCGTAATGACTAGGGTAGAATCACCCCGTTGGCCCGACGAAATCTGTGCCGTTGTCTTCCAACACAAACAGTTCTCGTTCACCCACGATGGAAAATCTGATGACTACCGTAAGTACAACAGCAACGTCTTCGACAGGCAAGCCATTGATATAGCTGAGACTATAGCTAAGTCAGTGCTAAAAGGTGATCGCATAGGCTTGACTTCTACCCACTATCATACTACCTATGTGTCACCATATTGGGCCAAAAGTTACCACCGAGATGGTCGCATTGGCACACACGTTTTTTACACAGCACCCGAAGGGAAATGAGAATGTTTAACATGACACTTGAGCAACACTTGGAAGAGATGGGTATCCGTCCCAAGTCAATCATCCGTGAGCTAGAGGATATAGTTGATACACGGCTGGAGTATTTAGCGAAGGGTTACTTCAATGACCCCCGCAATGGAAATAATGAGGTGCCGTTCTAATGATTGAAGTTACATATATTGACCACATGGGTAATGACTTATCTGTCGTTAACGCAGCACGGGTATCCTTTGGTAAGACCAGCGAAATGGAGGATGATGCGTGGGGTCCACCCAAGCTCAAAGATAAAGATGCAAAGCTGATCCGTTACCTTGCCAAGCACAAGCACATCAGTCCATTCGGTCACTGCTTCGCCAGCTTCCACATCAAGGCTCCGATCTTTGTAGCACGTCAACTTGTGAAGCATAAGTTCTTACGTTGGAACGAGATCAGCCGTAGGTACGTTGACGAGGAACCTGAGTTCTATGTACCTGATGCGTGGCGTGGGCGTAGTGCTGACAAGAAGCAAGGGTCTGAGGGTATCGTTCATACCGATTCTGAACCTGAGTTTGTAAATCACACAGCCTTACGGGTGTATAAAGAGATGTTAGAGGAGGGTGTAGCACCAGAGCAAGCCCGTATGGTACTACCACAGTCCACCATGACTGAGTGGTATTGGAGCGGATCACTTGATGCCTTTGCTGATATGTGTCGCCTACGGTGTAAGTCTGACACACAACTAGAAACACGAATGGTAGCTAATGGCATCAGTAATAAGATGCTTGAGTTGTTCCCTGTATCATGGTGGGAGCTGAAAGATGAGTGAGTATATAAATGAACCCGTCAAGATAACTGACATAACAGAGCATGAGGATGGTAGTGCTACACTACAGGTAGAGTGTGACCCAAAGACATTCGCTGCTATCTTTAACGTAGGCTTTGTGTCGTTGATTAAAGCTGGATTGTACTGGGAGACAGATAATGACTGACCAGTGGGAGAGAGATAGCTGGGATTACTGTAGTGGTAGATATATCAGACCTATGACTGAGGAAGAACGTAAGGCATCTAAGGATCGTGATAAGGTTAACAAGTGGCGCAAGTGTGTCAGTTGTGGCAATGCAAGTAGAGGCACATGGTGTAGCTTCTGTCTGGAGGAAGAATGATTAAAAGTGAATGGAAGAGACTTGTGAAAGAGCATGAAGACTTTAAGGAGAGCGTAATGGCAGAACATACAGCAGACATCGTGAATGAACCTAAGCACTACGCACGATGGGTCATTGAGCCTATCACATACATCATGCGTAATGGCTTTGAGTTCTGGCGTGGGAATATCATTAAGTATGCCAGTCGTGCAGGATACAAGATGTACGAGGGTATGGACGAAGTACAGAGCGAGATCACAGACCTTGAGAAGGTCATACGCTATGCACAGATGCGTATCAATCAACTGGAGGGTAAAGACAAGCTATGACCAAAGAAGAGATAAAGCAACTTATTAGGGCGTTAGAGAAGTCTGAGGATGTAACAGTTGAGGAAGCTGTGTATCTGATCCGAAAGAGACAACGAGAGCTAGAAAACTTGGAGGTAGAGTATGAGCTTAACTGGGCATGAGATACTAGAGATGTGTGAGCGTGTGGCAAACAGGTTTAACTCACCGTCACACCGTGATGACATAGTGCAAGAGGGTGTACTCAAGTGTTACGAGATATTAGCTGACGATGATGACGTGCATCCAGCACATTTATACAGGGAAGCTAAGAGACGTATGCACGATTACATAAACATTGATGTGTTACCTGTTGCAGTACCAGCACACAATATAACCCGTAGACTTACCCGTGATATAAACGACAAAGCCAAAGGTGATATGTCTGAAACTGGACATAAGTGGCTAAAAGTTATTTTGTCGTCAACATCTGGTCAATACAGTGAGGAATACGGAGCTTCAAGCAGAGAGCATGTCTCTAGGTATGAAGCTAAAGAGCTTGCAAGTTATGTCATAAAGATTGCCCGTGAAAAATTAACGAGAGAAGAACTGGAGGTTATCGAAATGAGGTATTTTGGTGATATGACACAAGATGATGTTGCTAGAGTTACTGGAAACAACCAGACTTGGGTATTTCGTAGGGAGGAATCAGCTCTACGAAAGTTAAGAAAGTTCGTACTGTAACAATTCGTGATGAATAATATCTCAAGATATATCCCTATAAGTAAGTGTAGGGGTTACTTAAGTTACTAACTATAGTTATTTACTCTAGTAGTTATATAACATTAGTTATAACTATAGTTACTAGAACTTGTCGTTAAATAAGGAGGGCCGTATGTCCGAACATGGATCAAAACCTTGCCCGTATCCGTCATGTGGTTCTTCTGACGCCTTTAGTTGGAACACTGATGGATTTGGTAAGTGTCACTCTTGTGACAGAGGATACCCATCAAAAGAACGAATGTTTGATTGGGCTAAAGACAGATACCCCGTCAGTGGAAATAAGGATTATGATATGAATGTAACAAACTTTACCCCGAAGCGTATAGAAGACGTTGGTGAGGGTAGCTACACAAACATGCGTGGCATCAACAGTAAGACGATGGAGGACTTCGGTGTTCTAACGTATGGTGATCGTCAGGAGTATGTGTACCCCAGCGGGGGAATTAAGGTTCGTAAGCTAGACGAGAAGGGCTTCTACGCTAAGTCTGGTTTCAAGGGTGATGAACTATTCGGTATGAACTTCTTTACCGCAGGTAGTTCTAAGATGGTTACGATCACTGAGGGTGAACTAGACGCTCTCTCAGTGGCACAAATACTAAAGAGTGGGTACACTAACCCTGTTGTGTCGTTACCCTCTGCTACGCCCTCTAAGAAGCTATGGGAGAACTGTGCGGATTGGCTAGGTAGTTTCGAGAAGATCATCTTGTCGGTTGATAATGATGACGCTGGTAATGCTCTTGCTGACCGTATAGCAAAGCTGTTCCCCAACAAAGTCTATCGTGTTGACCATCGACCATACAAAGATGCTAACGAGTTTCTACAGGCTGGTAAAGCTGCTGACTTCAAGAGTGCATGGTGGAACGCCCGTAAGTTCACACCTGAGAATGTGATGAACAGCACACAGGACTTCTTGTCGTTGTACAAGGATACACCTGAGCATCAGTATGTACCTACAGGAATCCAAGCACTAGACGATAAGATACTTGGTCTCATGCAGGGTCACTTCACGGTAATCAAAGCACCCACAGGTATCGGCAAGACGGAGATCATGCGGTTCCTTGAGTACAATATGTTACAGCGTGAGGTTCCTATCGCTGCATGGCACTTGGAGGAAACCAAGCTACGATCCTTGTTAGGTCTTGTGTCTTACCAGTGTAATGACAATCTGACACGCAGGGACTTGATCGAAGAGAAGGGCGCAGAGGATCAGGTGATTAAAGCCATTGGTGATCTAACGAAGGATGAGAACTTCTATCAGTTCTACCTTAGTGATGGACAAGGTGCTGAAGACCTGATCGACCAGATACGTTACTTCGCTGTAGCCTGTGGTGTTAAGTTTGTATTCTTTGAGCCTATCCAAGATGTGCTTGTGGGTTCATCAGATGAGAGCAAAGAGCAAATGCTGGCTGATCTATCGGTACGACTATCGAAGCTGTCTGCTGAGTTAAACGTGGGTATCGTAACTATCGCCCACACTAACGATGATGGTCAGATGAAATACTGTCGTATGATCGGTCAACGTGCATCAGTCATCATTGATCTTAAGCGTGACAAAGAATCTGACGATTTACAGGAGCGTAACACAACGTATCTATCTATCGAAAAGAACCGACCTTGCTCAGAAGAAGGTAATGCAGGGATGATGCGGTTTAATACAGATACGTTTACATTAAGTGAGGTATAGCATGATTGAAGTTAAGATTACAGGTTTCCAAATAGACAAGGCGAAGGCTTTAGCTCAAGAGCTTGGACAATTAAACAACTCTATAACAAGGGGTCAAGGGAACTTGGCTGGTTTTATAGGAGAGGTCATCGTTGCAGATATTACAGGTTCCTCTCACACCAACACTTACGACTATGACCTGATTCTGCCAAGTGGAAAAACTGTAGATGTAAAGACAAAGCGAACTAACTACCCACCTCAAGAAAACTATGATTGCAGTGTCGCAGAATTTAACACGAAACAGAGGTGCGACTATTATGCCTTCGTAAGGGTTAAGAACGACTTGTCTAAGGCTTGGATACTTGGCTTTTATGAAAAGCAACTGTATTTTCAAGACGCAAAGTTTCATAAGAAGGGTGAATACGATCCTGACAACGGATTTACCTTTAAGGCGAACTGTTACAACATTAAAATATCAGACTTGATGGGATGCCCATAATGACAACAGTATATGACATTGAAACAGACGGTCTATTAGATGAGTTGACCAAGATTCATGTCTTGTCTTATTCAGATGATGGTAAGACGGTACATCATACGCATGACTACGATGAAATGCGTGAGTTCTTTACTACACGCAAGGCACTTGTAGGTCACAATCATGTCCGCTTTGATATACCAGCGGTGGAAAAGGTTCTGGGCATTGAGGTAAAGGCTCGTTTGATCGACACTCTAGCGTTATCTTGGTATCTACACCATGATCGTATGAAGCATGGGCTTGAGGGCTACGGAGAGGACTATGGAGTGCCTAAGCCTGTAATCAAGGATTGGAACAGTCTAACGCCAGAAGACTATGCTCACAGGTGTGATGAGGATGTCAAGATCAACAATCGTCTATGGCGTGACTTAGACCTTAAACTCAACAAGCTGTACCAAGACCCAACTGAGAAGGATCGTCTGATCGACTATCTTACATTCAAGCTAGACTGCGCTAGGGAACAGGAAGCCCTACGGTGGAAATTGGATGTGGATAAAGCTCAAGCAGCCTACGATGAAATCATGGCACTCAAGGTAGAAAAGGTTGAGCAACTGGCAGATGCTATGCCACGCAAGACACTAACTCGTATGGCCTCACGACCAAAGGTCATGCACAAGAAAGACGGTAGCTTATCCTCTCATGGTGAGAAGTGGGTAGACCTGTGTAAGGAGTACAAACAACCAGAGACAACTATGCAGTTTGTCGTTAAGACAGGCGAAGAGCGTGGGAACCCTAACTCTAACGATCAGGTCAAGGACTGGCTCTATTCGTTAGGTTGGAAACCACGGACATATAAATTCCTAAGAGATAAGGTGACAGGTGATGAACGACAAATCGAACAAGTTAGAAAGAACGGGGAGCTATGCAGAAGTGTCAAAGAGCTTGCAGAGGTTGACCAAGCTGTTGATCTTCTCGACGGCCTTACTGTCCTTACTCACCGTGCTGGTATTCTTAAGAGCTTCCTAGAGTGCCACAAGGATGGTTGGCTAGAGGCTAGTGTCGCTGGTCTAACGAATACCTTTCGGTTCAAGCACTACCGACCACTGGTTAACCTACCGGGTGTAGACAAGCCATACGGTGATGTAATCCGTGGGTGTCTGACGTGTCCTGATGGTTACATTCTGTCTGGTGCTGACATGACATCACTGGAGGATACAACCAAACGGCACTACATGAAACCACTAGACCCTGACTACGTTGAGGCCATGAGCCGTGAAGGTTTTGATCCTCACTTAGACTTGGCTCTACACGCTGGTGTTATCACTCAAGATGACATCGACAAGCACAATTCTGGAGAGCGTTCACTAAAAGCCCTCCGTAAGAATTACAAGGTGGTTAACTATAGTGCTACATACGGTGTAGGAGCGCCTAAGCTGGCCCGTGAGACAGGCATGAGTAAGTCTGAAGCCAAGACCCTGCTAGAAGCCTTCTGGTCTCGTAACTGGGCCATTGAGAAGGTAGCAAGCACGTTGCGTGTCCGTGAGTTGTTCAACGGCATGTGGCTTAAGAACCCTGTGTCTGGATTTTGGCATAGCTTACGCAGCGACAAAGATCGTTTCAGTACGCTAAACCAAAGTACAGGGGTCTACTGTTTCGACAGTTGGGTTAAGGAATGTCGTGGCATGGGACTAGAGACTATCGGTCAGTTCCACGATGAGATTATCGTATTAACAAAAGAGGGAGACGAAGATAAGACGGAGAACATTATGCAGATGAGCATAAACAACGTAAATGACGCAATAAATCTTAACGTACCACTAGGGACAGACGTACAATTTGGGAAGACTTACGCTGATATTCACTAATGTAAAATAAAAGTAAAAATAGTGAATAAAATTCTCAAATATATCCCTATAGTATATTACCAGTGCTGCAAACCAGCAGCTTAAACAGAGGAAGACTAAGATGGCTAAACACACAATGGACATGGTTCTTGAGTACCCGAAGGTGTTTGAAGATAACCGAGACATGGGCGGAGATGGAAATAACGCTGCAAAGAAAGCTGCAAGGCATAACGGTCAGTACGTTGTTAACGCATACTTCACCAGCGAAGAGCAGATAGAGGAACTGCTTGAAGCTGGGATGCAACCTAAACCAATGGGCAACGACCGAGTAAAGGAGGGCAATAGTTTTGGGATTGGTAAGTTCGTTAAGTTAACACGGATGCACGATCACAAGATGATATTCAGTGATAAGAACGGGAAGGAGACTGAGGTAGACTTTGGTGGTTCGCCAAAGGTAGTCAACCTCACTAACGGGGTCGAGAACAAGACTTGGTGGTCGTTAGAAGAAGATGGAGCGTTAGGTAACGGTACACGGGCTAAAGTCCAATTCGAGACCTACTCCAAGGGCGCTGGGCTACGGCTGATTGCTCTTGGTATCACTGACCACGTTGCCTACGAAGGCGGTGGTTCAACCGAAGACGACGAACTATTTATGGTGGATTAAACATGCGGGTGAATATAGACTTTTACTACGACAAGGAAGAGGATGGCATCGAAGGTTCTTCAAGCGCATCACGAGATGGTGTCTTCGATCTCTACACAATGTCTCAGTTTCTAGCTGATGCTATGCGAGGCGCAGGTTACAGTTATGTAACTGACGTAGGGTTCGAGAAGGACGATGGTACAGTCACCTTCGGGGAGATGTAAGTGAGCAAAGGCAAAGTTCTAATCGACGGTGACATCATAGCCTATCGTGCAGCCTTTGCCACTCAAGACCTTACTGAAAGAGATGCGGAAGAGAAGGTTGATGACCTCATTGAGTACATCTTAGATCAGACCATTGATCTTCCCTTCCCGTCTCCAGAGGATTACGAAACGTACCTAACTGGCAAGACAAACTTTCGACATGACATTGCTAAATCCCACCCGTACAAGGGAAATAGGAGTGCATCAGAAAAGCCAGAACACTTAGGTGCGACACGAGAGCATATGGTTAATAACTGGGGTGCTGTCGTTAGTGTCAACGAAGAGGCTGATGATCTAATATCAAAGGGGGCGGCAGAAACAGGTTATAACTGTGTTGTTGCATCTGTTGATAAAGATATGCTACAGCTTCCTTGTTGGCACTTTAACTTCGTAAAAGGTGAGTGGACTAAGGTTGACGAGTGGTCAGGTATCAAGTTCTTCTATACGCAAATCCTAACGGGTGACGCTGCTGATAACATAAAGGGTCTACATCGTGTAGGGCCAAAGACATCAGAGAAGATGCTGGCACATTGTGAAACAGAAGAAGACCTCTGGGAAACGTGTGTTAAGGCTTACGATGGCGACACAGAGAGGGTGATAGAAAATGCGAGGTTACTATGGCTAAGGCGGTACGAGGATCAGCTATGGGAGCCACCTCAAGGGGCATAAAGCATGGCTATCGGTCTGGACTAGAGGATCGTATATCGGAGCAACTAAAGAGCCTTAAAGTACCGTTCAAGTATGAGGAGTTCAAGATCAAGTATGAGGTTAACGAGGTTAGAACCTACACACCTGACTTTGAACTCCCCAACGGTATCATCATAGAATCCAAGGGACGGTTCGTTGCAGCAGACAGAAAGAAACATCTGTTAGTACAGAAGCAACACCCTGAGCTTGACATTCGGTTTGTCTTCTCTAACTCTAAGGCTAAGATAAGCAAAGGCTCCAAGACTACGTTAGGCATGTGGTGCGATAAGCATGGCTATATGTACGCAGACAAGTTAATCCCAGAGGAATGGATAAAGGAAACATAATGGCAGGAAAGACAGTAGTAGTCTTCTCGTGCGCTCACGTTGATCCCAGTGTGAGTAACGAGAGGTTCAACTGGTTAGGGGAGTTCTTGTATGACCTCAAGCCTGATTATGTCGTTGACTTGGGTGATGGCGCTGACATGCGGTCATTAAATACATTTGACACTCGTTACCCAGAGGCAATCGTCAGTCAGAGCTACGAGGCAGACATTGAACACTACAACGATGCACAAGAGCGTATTCGATGGAAGTTCAGACACCACCGACGAAAACGACCAGCTTACATAGGGTTTGAGGGGAACCATGAGAACAGGATTAAGAAAGCTATCAAACACGATCCTCGACTTGAAGGCTCGAAGTATGGCATATCTTTTGACCACCTACAGACGAACAGGTGGTTCGACGAGTACCACGAGTATGAAAACTCCGCTCCAGCGATTGCTGATTACGATGGGGTCTCATACGCTCACTTCTTTAGTAGTGGCAACTTTGGGTCTGCTATGTCTGGTATGCACCATGCTAATGCACTACTGGCTCACAGGCATCATAGTTCTACTTGTGGTCATAGCCATAAACGTGATCTTAAGTTTAAAGACGCTTCGCATCCTAATGGAGTTATCGGTTTGGTCGCAGGGTGCTACAAGGGAGCAGCAGAGGGCTGGGCAGGTCAAGCTAACAAAGAGTGGTGGTCAGGCATTGTAGTTAAACGGGAGGTAGAGAACGGTATGTACGACCCAGAGTTTGTTTCCCAGTCACGACTAAAGGCTATGTATGGGCAAACGTAGTGACTTCGACAGAGTACCGAGGGACTACTATCCGACACCCCTAGCTGCTGTTGAACCCCTGATCCCGCACTTGCCTTACTCGTTTGACTACTACGAGCCTTGTGCGGGTGATGGGCGTTTGATAGACCATATAGATAGTCTGACGGATGGTCACAGTGAGTGTATCTTTGCTTGTGACATTGAGCCTAGAGACCCAAGGGTTTGCTTACATGACTCCATTAACATGGGTGAGCAAGACTTCTTGGAGTTGTACATGGCTTTCGGTGGTGCTGACTTGTGTATCACCAACCCACCTTGGGATAGAAAACTACTGCACCCATTCATCGAAGGGTGGATGCAGATGTGTCCAACATGGCTACTCTTTGATGCCGATTGGATGCACACGAAACAATCAGCTATCTTGATGTCGTATTGCGTTAAGGTAGTGAGCGTAGGTAGGGTCAAATGGATTGAGGATAGTAAGAGCGTAGGTAAAGACAACTGCGCTTGGTATCTGTTCGATATAGCTAGAGACCCCGCTAAACAGACAGAGTTCTATGGGAGAACAGTATGATTACTCAAGAAGACATTGATGCTTTCAGCATTGTAAATGTGACACCGATGGAATATTCCTACTGGGTTGAAGGTAAGATCACGACAAAGGGTGAGACCCGTCTAGTGGAAAATGCGTTAGGTCTCGTAGGTGAAGCTGGGGAGGTAGCTGAGAAGGTAAAGAAATACCTCCGTGACAATACCAAGGTTAATCAGAAAGAGATCATCAAGGAGTTAGGTGACGTTCTGTTCTACACGACAGCCTTGGCTAACTATTTCTACAGTAACCTGCCAGAGGTCATGGAAGTAAATATGGATAAGTTAAACGACAGAGCAAGACGTGGTGTGATTAAGGGGTCAGGGGATAACCGATGAAGAAGAGATGGGTAAACAATATATTCGTAAGGTTCATGCGATACTGTGTGATGTGGTCAGAGCATCGGGAAGCAGTCAAGATTTTGAACCGACTGTCCGATAGGGAACTAAAGGACATTGGCATCAGCCGAGAAGACATTGACCGTATGGTATGGTTAGAAGAAGATAAAACAATGCGAGGACGTGGCGAATGAGCAGCAACCAACTACCAACAGATTACCAAGCGTTTATCCACAAGTCACGGTATGCTAAATACTTTGACGGTAAGGGCCGGGAGTCATGGGGCGAGACTGTAGCCCGTTACATGGAGAACATTGTACGTCCTGTCGCAGGTGACAACAGCTACATCAATCAGATCGAAGAGGCTATCCTATCGCTTGACGTTATGCCCTCCATGCGGTCTCTTATGACAGCAGGGCCAGCAGCCCTCCGTGACAATACTGCCATGTATAACTGTAGCTACTTGGCGGTAAAGAACATCAAGAGCTTTGACCAAGCTATGTTCATCTTGTTGTGTGGCACAGGTGTTGGCTTCTCAGTTGAGCGGCAGTACATCAACAAGCTACCAGAAGTGCCAGATCAACTGTTCAACAGCGACACAACCATTGTGGTTAAGGATAGTAAGGAAGGTTGGGCCAAGGCTCTACGTCAGCTTATTGCTTTGTTGTACAGTGGTGAGGTTCCCAAGTGGGATACATCTAAGGTTCGTCCAGCAGGTTCAAGACTTAAGACCTTCGGTGGTCGTGCCTCTGGCCCAGCGCCTCTGATTGACTTGTTTAACTTCGTGATCCACACGTTCAAGAACTCTACAGGTCGTAAGCTATCCTCTATCGAATGTCACGACATCATGTGTAAGATTGGCGAGGTGGTTGTCGTAGGTGGTGTACGGCGGTCAGCTATGATTTCCCTGAGTAATCTCAGTGATGATCGTATGCGTCATGCTAAGTCAGGTGCATGGTGGGAGAATAACCCACAACGAGCTTTGGCTAACAACTCTGTGAGCTATACTGAGAAGCCCGACAGCATCTCGTTTATGCGTGAGTGGCAAGCCCTAGTGGAAAGCGGTAGTGGTGAACGTGGTATCTTCAACCGTGAGGCAGCTAAGGTACAAGCAGCAAAGAACGGACGCCGTAAATCAGACCTTGACTTTGGTACGAATCCATGCTCGGAAATCATCTTGCGTGATTCGCAGTTTTGTAACCTAACGGAGTGCGTAGTCCGTGCTACCGATACTGTAGACGACCTAGAGCGCAAGGTTCGGCTTGCTACCATCTTAGGGACGATCCAAAGTACCTATACCCATTTCCCTTACCTATCGAAGGAATGGAAGGACAATACCGAGGAAGAACGCTTGTTGGGGGTTAGCCTCACTGGTATTATGGACAATCCGCTAATGACCACCAAGAACGGTGGGTTAGCTAAAACATTGGAGCATCTCAAAAATGTCGCTATTAATACAAACGCTGAGTGGGCTGAACTTCTTGGTATCCCTGTTGCTGCTGCTATCACTTGTGTCAAGCCTAGTGGCACTGTCTCCCAACTTGTTGACTCTGCTAGTGGTATCCATGCTCGTCACTCACCTTACTACATTCGTACTGTCCGTGGCGACATCAAAGACCCACTGACGAACTTCCTCAAGGATCGTGGTGTACCGAATGAACCTTGTGTGATGAAGCCAGATACGACTGTAGTGTTTAGCTTCCCACAACGAGCGCCAGACGGGGCTGTGTGTACCTCTGACATGACTGCTATCGCACAGTTAGAGACATGGTTAGCTTATCAGCGTCACTGGTGTGAGCATAAGCCCTCCGTGACAATTAACGTGCGGTCTGACGAGTGGTTTGAGGTGGGTGCATTTGTATATGCTCACTTCGATGAGATGTCTGGTGTGTCGTTCCTACCGTATAACGAACACACATACCAACAGGCTCCTTATCAAGAGTGTGGTAAATCTGAGTATGAGGAGCTTAAGTCTCTTATGCCAGACAATCTGGACTGGGGTGAACTCTCAGACTACGAGAGTGAGGACAACACAGCAGGAAGTCAGACATTAGCTTGCTCTGGAGATAGCTGTGAAATCGTAGACCTAGTGTAACCAAAGCACCTAAGCAAGTGTATAAACTGCTTACTAGGAGACCTTATGTACACCATCATAACCCGTGACCAATGTAACTTCTGTTATGCAGCTAAGGCT